GGGGCCAGCAAGAGCGTGGCGGTGCACATGCTGGGCAAGCTCAAGACCACGGCGCAGATGGTGGCCATTCCCTTCCTGCTCTATGACGGCATGCTGTTCGGCGTGATGGACACCGGCGTCTGGGGCCATGTGCTGATCTGGATCGCGGCCGTGCTCACGGTCTGGTCCATGGTGTATTACCTGCAAAAGGCCCTGCCCGAGATCCGCGCCCGCGTGGACAGGTGACCGGGCCGCGGCCGGCGCGCGCCAGCCCGGGTTGTCAATCCGTGAAGCCTCTAGCGGCCGCGCGCCACAAAATCGCCCGCCGACGCTGGGCAGCAGGGCAATTGCAGCTAGAATCGCTGCAGCCGCTGGGATTGCAGCGGATAACATTGACACTTGGAAGGTCGATGGCATGGCACTAAGCGCATCCACCTCCGGTGATTGCGGGCTGGTCGGAAGATACAGTTTTCGAACTGCACAGTCTCCGCACAGCAGCGACATTCCATCCACCATTTCTCGAGAGGCTTCTTGTGAATAAGACCGAACTGATTGAGCACATTGCAAACAATGCCGACATCTCCAAGGCCGCCGCCGCGCGCGCACTGGAATCGACGATCGAGGCAGTGAAGAAAACCCTCAAAAAGGGTGGTACAGTATCGCTCGTCGGTTTTGGAACTTTCACCGTGGGTGAGCGTTCCACACGTACCGGCCGCAACCCACGCACCGGCGCCACGATCGAAATCAAGGCCGCCAAGGTGCCGAAATTCCGTCCGGGCAAGGCATTGAAAGATGCGTTGAACTGACAAGCAGTTGCAAGGGGGTGCTTAGCTCAGTCGGTAGAGCGGCTCCTTTACACGGAGTAGGTCGGCGGTTCGATCCCGTCAGCACCCACCACCCAAAGCAAATGAAATCAAGCACTTAGAGCGATCTAAGTGCTTTTTTTTCGTCTGTGCCACCAGCCCTGTAGGCCGTCTAAAGCCGTGTCTACCAGCCAAAAAAAGGCGCTTACCAACTCGCCTAGGAGTAGACTGGGGGCTTATTTTTAGGCGGGCGGCATGGCGGGCAAGAAGCAATTTCCAAACGGGACATGGCAGTACACCTTCAAGAAGAAGGGCGTGCTTGAGCGTCCCCTGTACATGACCTTCGACACTGAGGCCGAAGGGGATGACTACGCCGCAAGGCTTGAGGCTTTGCTGGATCGCGGAATTGTTCCCGCCGAGCACCAGCGCATCGATCGCGTGTTGACCATTGGCGAGCTGGTGCGCGAGTACGAGCGCGACGCTCACCCGTCACCCAAAGACGTGGGCGCGCTCACTACCGTCGTCAAGAGTCTTGGTCGCACCGGGCTGAGTGAAATCAATGCCGCCTGGGTGGATGCGTGGATTTCTTCAATGAAGCGTGTTGAGAAAGTGGCCCCGACGACAATTCGAGCCAAGGTCGGGGCTCTGGCTCGATGTACGGATTGGGGCATGCGCAAGGGCCTGCTGACGATGCCTGATCATCCGTTGCGAACCTTGCCCGATGGCTACTCGCAATACACGAAAACCGATGCGGCGAAAGCCGGGCTGATCAAGGTTGACGTCGAGCGCGATCGCCGACTCGAATCAGGCGAATGGGAAAAGATCATTGGATTGATTGAGGGCGGAGTGTTGGCCCGAAAGGTGCGCCCGCTTAAGCTTGAGGGGCGGAGGGACAAGCGAGCATTGCGCTGCCTGTTGGTGCTTGCCGTGGAGTCGGCAATGCGGATGCGTGAAATGTTCACGCTCACTCATGGCCAGGTCGACCTGGCGAGGAAAACTGTCTTCCTGGAGAAGACAAAAAACGGGGATAAGCGGCAGGTCCCGCTTTCAAGCATAGCCCTTGCCGAGCTGCGCAGCTATATGGGAGACGCAGAGGGCATCCAGCCCTCCACATTGCTTTTCCCGTTCTGGACTGGTGATGCCTCGGCACGCAAGCTCCACGACACCACAGATTTCCTCTCCAGCCTGTTTGTGGACATCTTCGAGCAGGCCGGCGCCCCTGGTCTGCTGTTTCACGACATGCGTCATGAGGCGGTAAGCCGCCTTTTTGAGCGCACGACCTTGTCCGAAATGCAGATCATGAAGATCACCGGCCATAAGAGCCATTCAATGTTGATGCGCTACGCGAACTTGCGCGGCTCGACCCTGGCCGACTCGCTCTGGTAGACGGGCCTTTCAAGCCGATCAGGCGCGCGGCCGTCTGGTTCAGGATTACTTTCTCGGCGTGACCGAGAACATCCTTGGTCAGAATCACGTAGGCCCGGCCGACTTTGCCCGCAGGCAGATCGCCATCATGAATGAGTTTTTCCACAGTGCAGGTGTGGACGTTGAGCAGCTTGGCTGCTTCTTTCACTGTGCAGGTGGGGGAGTGTGCGCTTGGCATGGCGATGGTCCTAAATGGGCGCGCCCGCGGTGCGGGCTGCAGAAATAAAAAAGCCCGCATGGTGGGCGGGCTGGTCAAAATCGGTGGGTGACGACTGCGTCTGCTAGCCGGCACCTGGCTCGTTGATCGCACGAGAGCATTCGACGGCAAGCTGCGGCGCGGGTATGCGCTGGTTCCAGCCTGCTTCTGGAGTAAGAGCCCATCAGATGTCACGTTCTATCAAGAGCAGATAGATGATCTCTCCCTGCCTCCCGCCTATCGCATGTCACTGCGTGAGGCTGTCAACGAGTGGATGTTGAGGCTTGAGGCCGGCACTCGGTCAATGAACTGAATTGCCACGCGCTGGGGGCGGGAGAGGGTGAGCAGGGTCATGCTGCTGTCACTCCAAAGAAAAAGCACGCTGGTGCGTGCTCGGGGTGGTTGGTTGGTTGATCGAGCATCTGCGGGCCAGCTCGCAAAGCCATTCCGCCAGCTCGGTCGGCGTGTGTTCGCGTTCGGCTTTGGTGATGTGCGGTCGGTGGTCAGTCCGCTTGCGGCTTTGAACGACATGCGTGGCCTTGCCCAGGCGCATAGGGATCGGCGGCACGTTGGCGGGCGCGCAGCCGACGATGTAGAGCAGGGTGGCTTTCTCGGCCCGGTGCCCCCACCAGTTCTGATGAATGGGCAGCGTCCAGCCGCCATGCGCATCGATCTGACCAGGGGGGGGGCAGTCCTGCCTTTTTCCAAAGCAGCGAGCCGACGGGGTGTTCGAGCACGCCACCAAACCGACGCACTTGGCGAACGCTCCAGATGGCCAGCTGTCTCTCGCCTTTGCGAGGCTTGGCGAACTGGCGAAGCCGGCCCCAAGCGCGGCAGGGCGGGTGCGCCACGACTGGCGCGCCACCTGGCCAGAGCTTGGCGTCGCGCTCGATGTCCCACACGTCTGTGCCGGGCAATGTCTTGTAGGTGCTGTCTGCGCGGGCAAACAGCACCGCCACGGTTTGCTGCGGCGGCAGGGTGAGTTCTTCGCGCTTCATGGTCATCCTCTAAAATTAAAAAACCCGCGTTGAGCGGGTTTTTTAATTAATTGCAGAACTATCTTGAGTTGTTATCGGTGAATTTTTTTTAATGCATATTTTATACATTAGGGTCGTTGTTTTCATCTTTGCCGCGGAGATATAAGTTTCTGAGGGTTAGGAGTTTTTTATTCATAGCCAAATGTCGTGCAGTTGTTTCTGAACTGGCGTACTCCTTTGATGTTAGAAAGACTGGTTCTTCAGGGTAGCTAGCCCTTAAACGATGATTGTCTGCTGCTGATTCGGTCGAGTGCAGCACCCTTAGTTTTTCAACTTCTGATTTAAGAAGTGAAAGCTTCTCGGTTGTATCTGCACCTTCACGTTTAGCATTTTCTAGATCTGCCAGCGCTTGGTCCATACCAGTGAGTGCATCCAATTTCTGCTGATTGGCATCACTGATTTGTGTTTCGAAATTCTGGAGTGATTCGGTAAGGCCTTGAACGAACGTTCCCATTTCGTCAGCACTTCCCGCCAATCTATTGAATATCGTTAAAAAATAAGATACAAGTGGGTCATCTGAGAAGTTTGGATAGCGCACCCGGTGATCAATTTCGCTCCAGCCCTCTTCGAAAATGGTTCGTACTTGCACCTCTGCATAGACACGCCTCTGTAGAGGTTGTGTTGAGATAACATAATGAATAGATCGGTAACCGACTGGGTGGTTCTCTACGTGGAGTCCATGTTCTTTAAATCGGTCAGTTAAACCTGACGGATCGCCCTCTCGAAGATATGCAATAGGACTTTCAGAAGGAGTCCAGGTTTCAAGAAGATCTCTGTTTATAGAGAAGCATTCATCTTTAAAAAGGTGGAGTGCTCTAATTCCAATTAGGTCTGTAATGATTTCGAAATAATTTTCAAGATTTATATCTTTGTATTTTTCTTCTTTTTTTGCTCTCTTTCTTATTATTTTTTCAAGCACATGCTCAGTGTTTTTTATTCTCCATCTTACCGAATGAACGCCTTCAAACCTTTGTATGACACGCGCGAAAAATTCTGCTGAATCACGTAGGCTATTTATCTGCTTCTCATGATCTGTCGCAATCGATTGCAACATGCTCCAATCCATTGAAGCGTTATCCCAAACTTCTTGAGAAATACGGTTTCTAGCTAAAAAATCTTTCAATTCAATAATTTTTTTCATATATCAATAAGTCAAATAAGTGGTTGTGGAAATAAAAGGCTACGTTTGGTGAAGCAGGCGTTGCACTGCGAATTCTAGCCGAACGTAAGACTTTGTTACTTGCGGTGCATGGTTGTGCTTCCAATTTTTGTTGGCAGATGCGCACCTATGAAGCAAGCAGGAATTCTGCAAATATTGCAGTGTGGCTGATGATGTCTTGAAGTGTTGAATGAGCTGAGCGCTAATGCAATCTCGACACTTTCCCTACCTGCTTGTGCTTAGATTTAGCTCTTTGACCTGAAAAATTGTTGGTCGTTAATCTGCGCGATAGTGACTGTGGAGCTGGATCACTTCGCAATAGTCGCGCATCCAACGGAATTGCCAAATTGAACGCGGCAAGCTAGCGCAAAACGCATTTGCAGTGAAACGGAGGAGGGCAGGCCTCGCTGGGTGACATACCGCGAGCATAGGCTGCCTGCGCTGCGCGCTCCCTATAGGTCTTTGTGTGACGCATTGCCAGCGGGCCGTACTGCTCGTAGATCGCGTCAAGCATGAGTGCCAGGGCCGCCTGGGTGATAGTGCTCATTGCGCGTCCCTGAAGCATTGCACGGTGGATTCGTCGATCCAAACTGCGGTCATGCCTGGGCAGTTCCATTCCCCAGCTGCGGCGCGGCTCAGTTCGGATTTGGTTAGGGGCACGACCTGCGCTTCGGCGCCGCTGCAGCCGGTCAGCGTGAGGGCGTTGAATGCGATCAACGCTGATATCAACCAAGCCCTTGCGCGGTTAGGCAGGGGAAAGCGGCGAGGCAACTCAATTCGTTGGGTGCCAGTGGGGAAGGCGTCGGCAAGTGAACGCTTGAAACGCGCGGTCGTGTCGTTGTGTGATTCGGTGGGTGGAGAGACTCGGATAGCCATGTGATGCACCAATGAAAATGGCCCGCGAGGTGCGGGCCGGTGGTTCTTGGTTTATGCGGCGCTCTTGGCCGCTATTGCTGCGTCGATCGCCTCTCAGGCGGTGGGGAAAACTTCGGCCTGGGCGATGTCATCTACAACCCATTCGACCCAGTAGCCACGCGAGCCAGGAACTGCGGCGGTCAAGTTGGGTCGTCCACCTCTGCGAACGATGGCGAAGTTCTCAACTAGAAACTCCAAGCGTTCGGAGTCTTTGCGCAACTCGTTTGTCTTGGTCTTTGGCCCGGCAACGGTGGCGGGTGTGACCCGTGTTTTTCCCTGGGCTGCAGCCGATTCAAACTGCTGCTCCAGCACTGCGCCAGCCTGTTCGCCGTGCTTGCGCGCCGTCTTGGCAGCGAGCGTGGCAGAGACTTTTCCGGTGCTGACCATCTGCCGCACATCACTGTTTGCATCCCCGAGTGCCAGCAATTGCAGAACATGCTCGGAAGTCTTGCCCACTTTGGTGGCGATGTGCGACGGCGTCCAGCCAAAGGCTCGCAGACGCTTGTAGCCCTCCGCAATTTCCATTGGCATGAGCGGTTTACCTGCTGCGCTGGTGATGATGCGGGCTGTGCGGTCGGCGTCATTTCCCTCGAAGATGACGACATGAATGTGCACCTTGCCGTCTTTGGGGTCGTGGAGATCTGCGCCGCGTGCCAGCGCTCGACCAATTGCCGCATACCGACGGTGGCCATCAACGATCCAGACTCCGCCCGCATCGCGTATGCGAACTTCAAGCGGAGGAAATGTGCCGCCCGACAGGATGTGCAGGGTCAGTGCCTCAATGCTTTCCTCGAGTGCATCATCCGCCAGTCGCAGGTTGAAGTCTGGTTCGATGTGGATGCTTTCGCACAAGACCTGCACGGCATGGGCACGCTTGGCCTCCTTGCTCGCGAGCATCTTGCGAATAGAGTTGGTCATGGTTGTTCCTGGGTGGTTGTGTGGCAGTGCCGCATGTCTTTACTCTTGGCAAAACAAAAGCGTCGACCAGCGACGCTTTTGTTTTCGCCCTGATGTCGCTCAGGGCGCGGCACCGATCAATCGGAGGGCGTTTCTGTTCTTGGCCTCCCTGTTTGCCTCACCTTTTTTGCCCGTGTACCGCGCTTTGGCGGACTGGTGACAGGGTGGACTCCCTGCGCTCGCCCAGGCCATGCCCTGGGTTCGCTCTTGTGCCCGACGAAGCGCCGCAGGTGGCGCAGCAACATGGGCATGCTGGGCGAGAGTGGATAGAGAAAAGTGGCAGGGGTGGGGTCCGCTCGCTGCAATACATTTGGGCTGCTTACTTCTCAAACGTGTCACAGGAGGGACCCCGTATGGCAAAAAGGAATTCGCTGGAGATCTATCCCGGGCAGCGCACCAAGGAAAAGCGCAAGCTATTTGGGCGTTTTGTGGCGTCTGCAATCGAGGCGATGTACAAAGAAAAATTCTTTGCGTTGTTCGGCGACAAGTGTTTCAAATGCGGGCAGGCAGAAACCTACCGACCAGGAACTGTTTGCGTGAAGCTGCTTTGCATAGACCACCATGTGCCTATGGCGTTGGGTTGCCACTTGGTGCCAGGCAATCTGGTTTCTCTGTGCCACGTCTGTAACGGGCGAAAGTTGGATCTGGCGCCGGAAGTGTTTTACACAACCGAGGAACTAGGGCGGTTGATTCCTCTGCTGGAGCAGCAGCATGCGCTTTTTGATTTCCGCTTCGACCATGGCGCGTGGTCTGAAGATCGATATGGCTATCTCGTGAGCCTCGGATTCGATCCGGTATTGGTTCACTCGCTACTTCACGATGAAAACCACCGATATTTCGTCGGGTTGCCTGACTCGGCTCTGAAGTTCACGATCGGTCTGTCCGACGATCTGATGGATCTGTTGCGATCCAAGGACTGACCCCTTTTCTATCCACTCTCTTTTTAAAGGACCGGGGCTGGCCCGGTCGATGCCGTGGAGCCCATCACATTGCTGCGATGGGCTTATTAAAGCATCCTTTCCAATTTTTTGTAAAGCATATTTGTCATTGCTTTACAGGTCAGCCGTCTTCCCACTTGCCGATGACTGTGCCGAGTACATGAAATTTCTCGCGAATGGGATCGTGCGAAGAGTTGAGTGGCTGTAGCCACTGCCGCCCATCTTCGTTCTTGTAGACCTTGAAAGTTGCAGTTCCTGTGTCTTCGAGGCAGGCCACCACCCGCTCCCCGTTTTGAGGTGAGCGCTTTTCACCATCCACAAAAATGATGCACCCCTCGGGGTATGTGCGGCTCCCGCCATTCGGTGCAGTCATGGAGTCGCCACGCACTCTGAGCGCAAATGCTTTTGGACTGTGGGGTGCCGGACAGTCCAGCCATCTTTCGACGTTCTCCAAGGTCGCCACGACCTCTGAGTCGCAGCCTTTGCCGGCTTGCACCCAGGAAATCAATGGAACCTTGCCTTTGATGTCGGGGGCGGCAATAAGGTTGTCTGATTTGATCTGACCCCAGTTTGGTTTGCCCTTGCCGGTGGCGAGCCAGCTGGGGTCGCAATGGAAGTAGAGAGCTGCCGCGGCATTGTTCTCGGCGGTCGCCGACTTGGTCTGGCCCCGCTTTATTGAGTAAACCGCTTGTCTGCTGATCCCCATTGCATCAGCCACGCCCGTCACTGTCTTGCCAGGCTGTTCCAAGGCTTCGCTGAACCTGTCTGCATATGTAGTCATGCAGTCAAGTATTCTTGTTTCGTCGTCAAGCATGGTTGCCTATTTTTTGTAAAGCATGTTTTAATGCGATTTATGAGAAAAACCGAAGGCATCGAAGTTCTGGGTGGTTCAGCACGCTCTGCAGCTGAGGCCGTTGGCGTGTCGCCGCAGGCCGTCTGTGACTGGCCTGAATTGCTGCCGCCGCGAATAGCTGATCGCGTCATTGCGGCTTGGGTGCGCAAAAACCTTATTGATGAGTTGCCGCAGGTTCTTCGAGGCAGCCAGGGGGTAGCCCATGACTAAGCCTTGGACGCTTTGGATGCTTGGAAACGGCGCAGCGGTGATGCTCGGTCTTGCTACTGGATGGTTCGATGTGAGCATCCAGGGAACATTGGTTGCGTGCGGTGTGACGGCTGTTTTCATGCCCTGGATGGGTGGCTATGAAATGGAGGTAGCGCATGGCTGAGAAAAAGTCACCAATCGCGTCCAAGGCGAACTCGTGGTCGCGGTGGGCTGGGTGCCGCTGGTGGCGCAACCTTCACAGCGATGTAGTGATCCTTGTTGGCCTGGCAAATAAGCATGAGCGGCAAGTTTCGGTGGGGTTGGAGCACTGTGTGCTGGCCCTCGTTTTTGCAGGCAAGGCAAAGGTAGTGCATGGGTTTCTGCGACGGTCGCACAGCAGGCTCGTAACGCAAAGCAAGCGTACCCGTTGGAAATTCGTGAAGAACGTACTGTTCGTTCTCTCGGGCTTTTTGCTCCAGCTCGGCGACAACTTTTTCAAGGCCCACTTTCTCGAGTGTGAGCGCCGCATTGCTCTGAGTCAGCAGAGCATTTCTCTCGACGTAGCCCATAGCGAGGTCCGACATGGCGAATAGCTGCTCTCGCAATGCCAACGTCGCGTCCTTGATCTTGCTTTCATCGCGTGCATCGACGGCTGTTCTCAGCAATTCCCAGGTGGCTTTGGCGCTAGATATTCCCGCTGTGAGGCTCATGCTTTTATCAATCTTGATATGTCAGGAGTTGGCTCATGACTGAATTCAAAGTAATGGGTGGCGGTCCTGTGTTTGGATCGCCCGCGGCTGACCAGCGTCCCTTGCCAGATTCGCCGTTCATGCGCCGAGTGGTCGACCTGCTCGATGAAGAGGTCGGAATCCCCCTTCATCTTGGTGGTCAGCAAGTCGCCAAGAGCGCGAGCATTTCAGATGTTGAGTTTGAAAGCGTGGCAGTGCTGGATATGGCTTCTAAGCAGCTGGCTGTCCGCGTTTGCGGAGTTGAGCAGTTGGTTGCTGATATCGAGTTGCTAGCGCAAGCGGCCCAAGGATCGCTTGAGATCCGCAATGCTCTTGTCGATGCGTTTGGCGGCGCTGTCGAGACTTCGGGCGTCGATATCCAGAACCGTGCCGCAACTCAGACACGAGAGCTTTGGGTTGAGACGAAGCTTTGCGATGGTCTCGCTGCGATCGCGGCGGCACTTCGGGCAGGTGATCTTGATGCTCTGTGAATCGATGATTCCCATTTTCTCCGTCCTCCTTGGCGTTGTCGGTGGTGTGAGAGCTTTCAGCATAGCCCAAGGTGCGGCGAGCGCCCTTCATGCCAGCACCCGTGCTTGCAACGCGCGCAGCTGCGTCACCACTTCTGGCGCCGCGCTTCCTGTCTCGCTCATTCGCTGCGTGCAGGCATCGAGCCAGCGGCTCAGCTTGTCTGCCGTGAAGCCGCTGCGGCTTTCTCCCTCGAGCACAAAGACCAGTTGGCTCAAAAAAATCTCCATCGCTTCGGTGCGCGCTGCCTCTTTGGTGGCGGGTGCTGCTGCGGTCATTTTGTTTTCTTTCAAGTGAGGTAATCGATGTCCATCAGTGTGTCGATATCAGGGCTGCCGGGATATGTTGAAGGTGGGGCTGAACTCAACATTGACGGCCTGGACCCGGTGGATGCCGCGTTCCAGATCAGCCAGGCCCACCCCGGTGGTGTTGCCAATCTCGCCCAGCGCATGGGCATCAACGCGGGCACGTTGCAGAACAAGCTCAATCCGAACAACACCACGCACCACCTCACGCTGAAGGAGGCGTTGACCCTCCAAGTGGTGGCAAACAATGCTTCGATCCTGCACGCCATGGCGGCTCAGTTGGGCTTTGTGTGTACGCGTGCCACCCCGGACCAAGCCGGGGGTGATCCGGTAGAGGCGTTCATGCTTGCGCAGTCGGCGCACGCAGAGCTTTGCCGCGCGGGCGCCGATATGTTGGTGCATGGCGGTGATATCAGTGCCAACGAGATTCGCCGGCTTTCTTACTATGCGCAAGAGTCGACGGCCGCCAATGCGCACCTGGTTGCCACAGCACGCGCGCGCATGCCGAAGCGTGGGGAGGGGTGAGCCATGAACAGCATTACTTCCGCTGATATCAAAGCGGCTTCCTTTGCGGCTCTCGATGTGGCGAAGCTGTCTGAGCGCCAGCGCGACCTGTATGAGGTGCTGGTGGCCGAACACCGGCAGGGCGTCTCCGCGCTGACGCGGCGCGAGCTGCTGGAGGCGCATAACCGCCGCCTGCCAGACAAGGCCATTGCGATCAACTGCATCACGGCGCCGGTCGGTTCGCTGCTTGCGTCCAAGGTGTTTGAGGACGCGGGCTCGCGCCCATGCAGTCTGCCTCCGCATCGCCTGGCAAAGACCGTGCGTGTCGCCGTGCGGCAACAGCGCTTGGTGGATTGAAGGTCTGTCGATGAATACGTATCCCCACCATATCGGTGACTTCAACACCGCGACACGGCACCTGTCACGGCTGGAGCGTGGCCTGTACCGTGACATGTTGGACATGTACTACGACGCTGAGACGGCGCTGGACGGTTCGGACTTCGGACTGCTCGCGCGTCGCTTGCTATGCCGTTCTGATGACGAGTTGGCCGCGCTGCAGTTCCTACTCGATGAGTACTTCGAGCTGCAAGACGACGGCCGTTATATCCAGGCTCGATGTGAGCGTGAGATTGAGTTCTACCGTCAGCGGCAAGTCGGAAACGACGAGGTCAAGCAGAACGTGACTCTGCGGAAACAGCAGAGCCGCGCTCGCCGGTCTGCCATCTTCTCAGCGCTGCGCTCGAAGGGCTTGGCGCCATCGTTCAATGCCAAGATGGTTGACCTGCTTGCTATGTGCCGAGAACACGGCGTCACGGTGACGGATAACGGAGCTCACGTATCCGGTGGCGAACATGTCACGGCACATGTCACGGCATGTCACGGTGACGTCACGGTTAACCAGAACCAGAACCAGAACCATATAAATACCCCCCAACCCCCCAGGGGGGGTGAGTGCGATGGATTGGCTATCGCATCTGAACTGCAAGGCTACTTCCCAGAACTGCGGCGCACGCGTACCGCCGAAGTGGCAAGCCTGATTGACAGCTTGGTTGCTGGGGGCGCCGTGTCGGTTGACCAGCTGCTGACGGCTGCGGCGAGTCAGTCCGCCACGCTGAGCAAGGATGACGGCAAGGCATGCCCTGCCGTGCTTCGCTGGCTGCGTGAATCGCGATGGTTGGATACCCCAGCCTCGACCGCCAATGGCGGCGGTATTCCTTCCGACTGGTCAAGCACCCGCAGCGGGGTTGAGGCCATGGGTGAGCGCCTTGGTCTCGGCCCGTGGGATGAATCGGTCGATCGGATATTCGCAGACTACGAAGCCCGCGTGCTGCGCATCCTGGGCCAGAAAGGCACGGTGTCGCCATGAAGGTTGGCATGCAAGTGCAAGGCTTGAAGAGCGTGCAGGCAACGTATGACCGCCTGTCTGGGGGTCAGAAGAAGGGTGCGGTGGCTGCGTCCATCAACGACGCGGCATTCGCCTATCGGCGCGCACTTCAGCAAGAGATCGGCAGTGTGTTTGATCGACCAACGCCATACGTGCGCAACTCTCCATACGTCAAGCAGGCAACGCCGGATCGTCTCGAAGCCACGATCGTGCCTACCTACTCGGGCGGCAAGGGCGTTGACCCGCAGAAGATTCTTGCAGCTCAAGAGATGGGCGGGCGGCGCGTGGATAAGCGCAGCGAGGCGGCGTTGCGGCGGGTGGGCATCTTGCCCAACGGTTACCAGACTGCAATCCCTGCCACGCCTTTGCCTGGTAGTGACGACGGGCGGGGCAACCTCAAGGGCTCATTCATCACCCAGCTCATCAGCTATTTCCAGGCATTCGGGGAGCAGGGCTACCGCGCCAACATGACCGCAAAGCGCAAGGCGGGTCTGCAGCGTGGCACGGCAAAGCAGCAGGGCCGGCGCTACTTCGTGGCCTACGGCCGCGCGCGGGGCGATGAGCGTACGAAGCACCTTGCCATGGGTATCTGGGCCGTGGTCGGTGACACAGGCGCGGACGTCCGGCCCGTGCTGATGTTCGTGCGTGCCGGCACCTACAAGCCGCGGCTCAGCACTGAGTCTGCGGCGCGTCGTGCGGATCTTGAAAACTATCTGTCGAAGCGGCTGCGATACCGCATTCGCCAGGCTGCGGGGAGGTGAGTCATGGTTGATCGTGTCATGTCGAAGGCGGTCGAGGTGGGGGCGCGTCGCGACCAGACCCTCCCCGGTCGCGGGTCCTCCCGGGCCTCTTCCGATGCGGGTAATTCGAACCGCGTGCTCGGACTATTGCGTGAGTCTCCTAAGGGGGTTAAGTGAAGGTCCTGCCTTACTTTGATGCTCCTATTTCGCAAGCAGAATTTGCCGCTCTGATTGGTGTTAGCGAGGCCCGTGTCAGCCAGATGGTGAGAGAGTCCGTGATCGTTCGTGGTGATACAGGCCATGAATGGTTGCTCAGCTACTGTGAGCGCCTGCGCGATCAGGCTGCTGGACGCGCTTCGGCAGCGGTCGGTGGTCTAGATCTGGTGCAGGAGCGCGCTGGACTTGCGCGCTCACAGCGGGAGGCACAGGAGCTAAAGAATGCGGTGGCCCGCGGCGAATTTGCCCCAATCGGCGCTCTGGCCGACGTTTTAGGGCTGGCCAGTTCTGCGGTTGTCGATCGAATGGATCAGGTTGAGGGGCAACTGCGCAAGGCGTGCCCAGACCTGCCCGAAGATGCACGCGTGACGGTACTGCGCGTTCTTGCAGATGCCCGGAATGAGTGGATTCGTGTCACATCAAAACTGATCGGCGAACGCGTGGCGGCAATGGCCCAGGCCCCCGATGATGATGAGCCGAATGAACCGTGTGAAGGGGGAGCATTTTGAGCGCTCCGCTGTCAAACGAGGCAATTGCTGCGATTCAGGCTGCAGCGGCTTTGGGACTTTCAAGCCTGCGTGCGGACCAGCCGCAGACGTTATCCGAGTGGGCCGCGGTTCACTTTCTGCTCGCTGGCGAATCGAGTCACCAAAAGGGCGGCTGGGTGGCATGGCCATTCCAGATCGGCATCTTGGACTTTATGAGCGATGACCGTATCGAGGAACTTGCCGTCAAGAAGTCCAAGCGCGTGGGCTATTCGAAGATGATTACGGCCTTCGTTTGCTACAACATCGCCCACCGCCGACGCAAGCAAGCGCTGTGGCAGCCCACCGACGATGACCGCGACAGCTTCGTCAAGACCGAGATTGAACCGCTCCTTGATATCAAGGATGGCGTGCCGTCCGTCATTGCGGCTCGCAAGCAGGGCGGTCGCGTCGAGGAAACCATCAAGTACAAACCGTTTCGCGACAGCGTGCTGCATCTGCTGGGCGGCAAAGCGGCCCGCGCCTATCGACGGATCACGGTGGCAGTTGCCATCCTCGATGAATGGACGGCGTTCGACCAGACCATTGGGGCGAGCAAAGACAAATCTGCTGGTTCTCCTGGCGCACTTGCCAAGGGCCGTCTAGAGGGTGCCCCGTATCCAAAGTTCATCGGCGGCAGCACGCCGGGCATCAAAGGCTTGTGCCACGTTAGTCGGGCATGCGAAGACTCTGAGGATGAGGTCGACTACCTGATCGAGTGCCCGCGCTGTGAGGTTGAGCACGCGTTGACCTGGGGCGGTAAGGATGCCCTGCACGGGTTCAAATGGGAGAGTGGTAAGCCTGACACCGTGCGTCACATGTGTCCCCACTGCCGGGAGTCCATAACTCAGGCAGAGTACCTGCCCGGCGGCTGGCCGCTTACCGGTGCATGGGTGTGTCGTCGCTCTGGCCGCCGCTTTGGTGTAGACCGGATTTGGCGCGACGCGCAGGGGGAAGCCTGCAGGCCTCCCCGCACGCTTGGCGTGCATATCTGGGCTGCATACAGTCCGCAGCGGACCTGGGCTCACATCGTGGACGAGTTTGAGAAAGCCCACCGCGCCTTGCAAGAGGGTGACGCCGGGCCCATGACCACGTTCACCAACGAGACTCTGGGCCAGGCCTGGGAGGTCAAAGGCGAAGGTAGTGACGACCATGTGTTGCAGGCCCGGGCTGAGCAGTACCCCATTGGCACGGTGCCCGTTGGCGGCCTAGTGTTGACTGCCGGGGTGGACGTCCAGCGCACCTGGTGGCAGATAAACGTGTGGGCCTGGGCGCGTGGAATGGAGAGCTGGATCGTGGATCGGCACATCATCGAAGGCAACCCCGCCATTGATTCCGATTGGGCTCTTGTAACGGCCTATCTGCAGCGTCGCTATCGCCAGAAATGGCACGGCGGCAGCCTGGGGTTAAGCGCGATCAGCATCGACTCATCGGACCAGACCCAAGCGGTCTATAACTACGTGCGCAGCCATCAGCATCTGCTGCCAAACCTGCGGGCCATCAAAGGCGACAACAACGATAACCGCCCGATTGTTGGGCCAGCCAGCATGCAGGAGCTGGACTGGCGCGGCACCAAGATCAAGCAGGGGATCAAGCTGTGGCTTGTGGGCGTGGACAACGCGAAAGACCTGCTGCTTGGGCAGCTTGCCATCACTGATGCGGGGCCTGGTTGCGTGCATTTCAGCGAAGACCTTCCACGGGAGTTCTATGAGCAGCTCACCGCTGAACAGCGCATCCTGGCAAAGGTCGCGGGCCGCGAGGCATACCGATGGGTGAAGCGCCGGCCACGCAATGAGGACTTGGACTGCCGCAACTACGCCATTCACGCCGCAATGGCCCAGGGCTTGCACAAGTACACCGATGCACGCTGGACGCAAGTTGAGCAAATGGTGCAGCCAGCGCGTGACCTCTTCAGCCCACCCGAAGCACCTGCGGCAATGACCTCGCCGCCTCCCGCGGTCGACTCGATGTCCGCGCCGCAATCGCCCTCAGTTTCTGTTCCTGCCGCGCCACGCACCTCGGCCGCTGTGCCGCGTCGTGCAGCGCCTGGCCGCCGCAATGGTGGATTCTCTCGTTCCTGGTAATTCAAGATGTCCCAAAAATCCAATGTCGTTCCCTATCTGGCTCCCGACGAGGCTAAGACACCAGCCACGCCTGAGGCCAATTTCAGTCCTGACCTGGTTGATCGCATGTTCGAGTACCTCATCGAATTGCTGCCCGAGCTGCGAGGGAATGCAGCATCGGTCGAGCGAGTGGAGCAGCAGCTGCGCAAAGAGTTTGCGGGCCAAGCGGCGTACGTACCAGTCAGGTCTTCAACGGACAAAGCCGAAGAGCGTAGGCAGGTTTTGCGGCTGTGGAATGGCCGCAATGCCACCGGCGTTGCGCGCGCGCTGGGCATCAGCCGCGCGACTGTGTACCGGCATCTCAAGCAGCCGGGCTGAAACCGTCTCAGGTTTTCTGGAAATGAGACAGTGAGCCCGGTAGCGTGCAGCATATGAGCACGCACAATGAACTTCAGGCACGCCTTGAGCGCCTCAATGCCGCAATACACAGCGGCGAGCGCACTATTACGACCGAGGATGGCGCCTCGGTCACTTATCGCAATCTGGACGAGATGACCGCCGCACGTAGGGATCTGCAAACGCAAATTTCGGCATTGTCCGGCAGGGGCCGCCCGCGAGCTGTTGTCGCGAGGTTTCGATTTGCCGGCCTGCGGGATCATTGACCATGCAGCGCCTAACCGCTGCCCGCAGGGCCACTCCCACCCTCGTTGATCGAGTGGTGGGCTATTTCTCTCCGACGAACGGCATACGACGCCAAGTTGCGCGTGAAATGCTGGTGCGCGCCTATGAGGGCGCGAGCCGCGCTGACGGCTGGCGTGTCAAGCGGGCTGGGGCTAGCCCTACGTCTGACCATGCTGCTGACGCTCGCGAGCTGCGTGTGCGTGCCCGATCACTGGCTCAGAACGTTCCAAATATCGTTAGCGCCGTGGGTGCCGTTCTGGCTGCTCGGGTCGGTCAGGGTATCGTGCCCGTTTGGGCTGATGAGGCGCTCGCCAAGCGCTGGCGTGAATGGGTGCCCCATGCAGACTATGACGGCCTGCTCGACTTCTATGGACTGCAGTACAAAGCAGAGCGCACGCGCGACGTCGACGGCGCCGTGCTCATCCGCAAACGCATTCAGCGTATGGGGTCGACAGTGCCTCTCAAGCTGCAGCTGCTCGAAATCGACTTCCTCGATGTGGAGCGCAACGGCGTGTTGAGCGGTGGACGAGAGATCATCCGCGGCATCGAGTATGACAAGCGCGGCCAACGGGTCGCTTATTACCTGTTCGACCGCCACCCAGGTGACGCAGGAATGTGGACATTGGGTCGCAGCGGCACCAGCGAGCGCGTGCCTGCGGAGGAAATCATTCATCACTTTGATCCGCAGCGCGCTGGCCAACAGGACGGCATTTCTCGATTGGCGCCGATCATTCCCAAAGTCCGCGATTTACACACCTATGGTGACTCGGAGCTGCAGCGCAAACAGCTTGAGTCGCGTATGGGGGTGCTCGCTGAACAAGACGCTGCGGCAGGGACTCCACCATTGCCGTCAGAAAGCGAGGGCCAGCAGCCGGGCCTGATGGACCTCGGAGAATTGGCCGGTGGTGGCATCGTAGGGTTGCCGCCTGGCATGACAAATCCGACCTTCATCGAGCCTAAGGCTGTTCCAGGCTTCGGCGATTACATGAAGGGTGGTTGGAAAGAGGTAGCCGCAGGCTACGGCTGCCCATACGAGCTTATGACAGGTGATCTGACCGAAGTGAACTTCAGCAGTTCGCGCGTGCGGATGAACCAGTTTCGTTCGGAGGTCGAGTCGGAGCAGTGGCGGGTGACTGTGCCGCGACTTTGCGCGCCTATCGCCCGCTGGTTCCTAGCGGCCATGGATCTGGTGGCGACGATGCCTGCGGGGGTAGCTGAGCCTGACTGGAGTACGCCCAAATGGTCAAGCCCCAATCCTGTGCAGGATGTTGCCAGCGACCTGAGTGCGATCAAGGGAGGCTTGCAGAGCATCAGCGAGACGATTCGCCGTCGCGGATACGACCCTGAGACGGTCTATTCCGAGCTGGAGAAGGATTTGCGGCGCCTTAGCGACCGCGGCATTCTTCCGCTGCTTGCGGCCCTGTGGGGTGCCCAAAACCCGATTGATCTGGTCGCGCAAATGGAGGGGCAGGGCGGGAAGTGAAATCGTCTCAGTTTTTCTGTATTTGAGACAGTGAAAGCGGAAAACTGAGCGCATGCCTCAAACAAACGCATCCGCTCCCTCCGCACAGGTTCGTGACCTGCCGGTGCAAACCCGCGCGGCGACTCTGGTTCCCAGCACGTTCAACGAAGCGGAAAACACCGTTGAGGTTGTTTGGACGCAAGGCGCCACCGTTCGTCGTTTCGACTATTGGGAAGGCAAGCCTTACGACGAGTCGCTCGAAGTCACTGCTGAAGCGGTCGACATGGCTCGGTTTGATGCCGGAACCCTCCAGGTGATCGATGGTCATCGCACCTACGGTGGTGTTGCCGCAATTCTGGGTATCGCCGAGCGGGGGTGGATCGATGGCGGCGAAGGGCGCGCCACCCTGCGCTTGAGCCAGCGGCCTGAGTTGTCCGGGATTGTGGCCGACATCAAGGCTGGCGTCATTCGCGCCATCAGCTTCGGCTACAGCGTCCAGCGCTACGAAATCACTCGCGCTCAAGACCGCACGGACGGCGTCAATGCCGACCTGTATCGCGCCGTTCGTTGGATGCCCCAAGAAATCTCTTTCGTTACCGTGCCCGCCGACCCTGGTGCTGGCACGCGTAGCTCTCCTTCCGCAGACACAGCACAAGGCGGGGCTGCCCTCGGCTTGCCCTGCGAGTTCACCACCCGGGCAGCAGCCCAAACCAATCAGGAGCAACAACGCATGCCCCAAACCATCGACACCGGCGCAGGCGGGCAATCTGCAGCAAATGCTGCGCCGGCCACGCCCGAAGTTCAAAACCGTGCGCAGCCTGCGGCACCAGGTCAGCCAGGCGCTGCCGCTGCTGCCGCGTTCACGGGTCAGCGCGCCGCCGAAATCCTCGGCCTGTGCCAGCGCCATGGCCTCACTGATCTGTCTGCAGGACTGATGGCCCGCCAGGCAACCATGGATGAAGCCCGCTCTGCTGTGCTGGATGAACTCGACAAGCGCTCTGAACAACAGGGTCAAGGTCCAAGCACTTCGATTCGTACTGTGGGTGACGAGCACGACACGCGCATGCGCGGAATTGAAGATGCGTTGATGCATCGGATGCTTCCCAGTCACCAGCTGGGCGATATCGGCCGCCAGTATCGTGGCTTGAGCCTGCTGGAACTGAGCCGCGAAGTGCTGGGTGGCCTGGGTGTCGCGACCCGTGGCATGAGCCGCAATGAAGTGGTCGAGCGCGCTTTGCGTACCCGTTCTGGCTACCACGGTACGGGCGATTTCCCGGCCCTGCTGGGCGGTGTGGGTGGGCGCGTGCTGCGCGCGGCGTACGAGGCTGCCGACAGTACCTTTCAATTGTGGGCTCGCCGGGCCTCCAACCTGCAGGATTTCCGCATTCGCAATGTTATTGGCGTGGGCGGCGATACCGAGCTCAAGAAGCTCAACGAACATGGCGAGTACACCTACGGCAATCTGTCGGAAGACGTTGCGGGATATCGCGCCTTCAGCTTTGGTCGCTCGCTGGCGATTACGCGGCAGATGATCGTCAACGACGACTTAGATGCGATTTCGCGTGTGGGCACTCGCTTTGCCGACAGCGCACGCCGCCTTGAAAACCGCCTGGTCTATGAGCAACTTTTGTCCAATCCGAAGATGGCTGACGGCAAGCCTCTTTTCCACGCGGACCACGGCAACCTCAAGACTGGTGCCGGCTCTGCCTTGTCCCTGGATGCGCTCTCTGATGCGCGCAAGGCCATGCGCCAACAAAAGGGCGCAGACGGCGAGGTACTAAATATCAGTCCCGCCTTTCTGCTGGTGCCGAGTGATCTGGAGACCAAGGCCTACCAGTACACCAGCTCGAATTACGTTCCGGCCAATCCGGGCGATGTCAACGAGTTTCGCGCGGGTGGACGCACAGCGCTTGAGCCGATCGTCGAATCGCTGCTGGACGCCAACTCCGCTACCGCGTTCTATCTGCTGGGCCGTTCGGCTCAGGTCGACACGGTGGAGTACGCCTATGTCGACGGGTACGAAGGCTTGCGCACCGAGACCTTCGCCAGCGAAGACGTGGACGGCGTGAAGCTGCGCGCCACGCTTGACTTTGCCGCCAAGGCCCTCGAGCACCGCGGCATGGTCAAGAGCACCGGCGCTTGAAGCTCCATCAACACAGAACCTATTTTCAGGATCAGCATATGAAAAACTACATTCAGCGCGGCGAAGTGATCGAAGTGCTTGCCGCCTCTTCGGCTGTGGCGTCAGGCCAGGTCGTGGTAATTGGCGCCTTGCTGGCAGTCGCCAACCACCCGGCTGCTGTGGGCGAGCCGTTCAATGCCAATCTGCTTGGCGTATATGAGGTGCCGAAGGCGCCAGGCCTGCCCATTGCTCAGGGTGACGCACTTTATTGGGATGTGTCGGCAGAGGTGTTCACCACTGATGGCGCTCCCGCTGCTGGCGATGTGTCGGGCGCTGTGGCGGCATTTGCTTCTGCGGCCGCTGGCGAGACGTTCGTGCTCGCCCGTTTCGCCGGCGTGCCGGGCAGCGTGGCCGCCTGAAGCTGATCGTGCATATGTTGTCCCCTTTTGCCGATCGTGCTGCGCGCGTGCGCGAAGCGCAGGTCCGCCACTGTGCGAACGCAGCGGCGTCGTACTCCGGCGGCGAGCCGTTCGGCGTCATCTTCCGCAACGTGCCACACAGTTCGCTGGATGTGATTGGAGGCGCCGCTTCCACTTGCAGTTTTGCGATCGTCAACGCGCCTGGCCTCGAGCAGGACGACATCCTGCATATCGATGGCATTGCCTACGCGGTTGCAGGGCCGGTCGAGCCCGACAGCTCGGGCTGGGTCACGTTGCAGCTGCGCACCACGGGGGGCGCTCATGGCTAAGCACATGCAAGACCAGATCCTGGCTGCGGTGCGTGGCGTGCTCATCCAGGCGGGGACCATCGCAGGCGACCAGGTGCGCATCGAAGGTGTGGATCTGGTGGCTGCGGCCAAGACTCCGGCCCTCGAGATCGAGGCCGGCGAAGAGACCGTCGAGCTGTTGAGCAATGGACGCAATGGCCAACGTACACAGCAGCGCAATTTCCGCATCGAGGTGCATTGCCTGGTTGCCAGCAATGGTGACTATCGCGCCCAGGCATCCGAGTTGCTGGCACAGCTGGAAGAAGCCCTCAACGGACCCTCTCTGACCCACGTCGATGTGTTGGTGCCCGAGCGCATTCGGCTACTCGGCAGCAGGCCTGAACACGACGGCCGTGGCAATCAGATCGTTTACCGGCTGCGCAGCGTCTGGCTGTGCCGTTACATCACCACCGAAGGCGCGCCGCGTGTGCCTGTCTCTTCGTCCCCTTGAAAGGAATACGCCATGAGCGTCGAAAACGTCCGTACCTCGGCTGGCAGCGTTCTGCTTGTCAGCCCCACACGCCCTGTCACCTACGATGCGGCAGGTTTTCAGGCCCTTGCTTGGACTGAAGTGGCTGAAATCACCGATCTGGGTGAGTTTGGCCGCGAATTCGCGCAGGTTACCCACGCCCCCGTTGGCACACGGCGCACCATCAAGCGCAAGGGCAGTTTCAACGACGGCAGCATTACCTTGCCCATGGCGCGCGATGCCAAGGATGCAGGCCAGGCGCTGATGACTGCGGCGCTGGATACCGATGACAGCTTCAGCTACTGCATTCAGCTGCAGGATGGTTCGCGTTTCTATTTCACGGCGCAGTGCATGTCGTTCAAAACCAGTGTCGGTGGTGTTGACTCGATCACCGGCAAGTCGGCTCAATTGGAAATCGATAACGACATCATTGAAGTTTCCGGTGTGAGCTTTGTGGTGACCTATACCGCCGATGCGAACGGCTCCATCGTTGGTGACACGCCTCAGTCGGTGCTGCAGGGTGGGATGGGCAAGCCTGTCTTTGCGCAGCCGGCCGCAGGCTACCGCTTCCTCAAGTGGAGCGACAACTCGGTTGCCAACCCGCGCGCAGACGGCCCGATCGTTGCCGCTCTCAACCTTACAGCTCAGTTCGAGCTCACCTGATTGGCGATCGCGGCAGCTGCGGCTGTCGCAATTGCTGAAGCAACTTTCACCCCTCCATTCAAAAAGCTGGAAACACCATGATCAAGATCTCCGAACTCGGCGCCAAAGACATTGCCCCTCTGCACCTCAAGAACGAAGCAGGTGAGCCGCTGTACTTCAAGGACGCGGACGGTACCGAAAAGCCCGTGCAAATTTTTGTCTACGGCCCAGGTTCCGACGAGCACCGCCAGGCCCAGTCGCGCGGGCATCGTCGACTCCTAGCCCTGTCGAAAAAGGGGCGTCGCGCAATTGAAGAACGCACGCCAGACGAGCGCCTCAAAGAGACTGCCGACCTGATGGCGGACATCACGCATTCGGTTGCAGGCATCGATCTGGAAGGTCAACAACTGCGCCCCGCCATGGTCGCGATGTATGCAAATCCGCGCTGCGGCTGGATCACCAGCCAAGTGAACGAATTCGGTGCTGACTGGGCAAATTTTACGGCGAGTGCGCCGACAGCCTGACGCTGTACGTGCGCACGATGGGCTGGCTGGATGCCAGGCCCAAGCCAGTCAAAAGCCCGAAAAAGTCAAAAGCAAGCCCGGATGATCCTCCCTCTGTTACTCGTCGCGAAAAGCTCCTGGCTGATGGGGCAGATCTGCCGGCACTTGATCCGGGTCCAGCAGCCTATCTGCTCGAGTTCCTTTATGAGTTTGGGCCAATGCATTTCTCATCGATGGGCGAAGTGCCTATCGGTTACGAGCAAATCGATGCGTGGGAGCGAGTCACGGGTATGGATCTCTCGCCATGGGAGGCATCCACGCTGCGAAAGCTCTCTATTGCCTATGCCGTCGAAAAAGCGGCAGGTGCCAGTCCATTGGCTGCAGCCCCTGGTGGGGCGTATGAATCTCATGAAGACGCTGTTCAGCGTAGGGAGCGCGTTTCCCAGGGCCTGGCGCAGCAGTTGCGTTCTTTCCGGCGCAGGTCCGACGCTTGATTGCTGCATCGTGGAGGTGCGGGCATGAATGGCGTTGTCAACTACCTGAAGCTCCTGATCACGGGTGATGACTCCCAGCTGGATGCGACGCTGAAAAAATCTAAGCGTACTGTCACTGGTTACGCAGATGATATTGCGGACAGCATGGGGGGGCTTGGGAAGGTCATCGGGGGCGTGCTCGCCGGTATCTCCGTGGCTGGATTCGTTGGCAAGCTGGTAAGCGTCCAGCGCGAGTTTGACGTTCTCAACTCCAGCCTGAAAACCGTCACCGGCAGCAGTGCGGCCGCTGAGCGAGAAATGGCGTGGTTGAAGGATTTCGCCAAGTCGACGCCGTTCGGGCTGGCTCAAGCCACCGACGGCTTTGTGAAGATGAAGGCGCTGGGCTTGGACCCCACGCGTGCCGCGCTCAACAGCTTCGGCAACACTGCATCTGCGATGGGGAAGGACCTCAATCAGATGATCGAGGCAGTGGCCGATGCTTCGACAGGTGAGTTCGAGCGCCTGAAGGAATTCGGCATCAAGGCGTCGAAAGAAGGCAATAAGGTCTCGTTCACGTTCCAAGGCGTCACGACGACCATCAAGAACAGTTCTTCCGAGATCACCAAGTATCTCGAGAACATCGGCAACACCACGTTCGGCGGCGCCATGGAAGAGCGCGCCAAGACTCTGGACGGCATCATTGCCGGACTGGGTGATACCTGGGACGAATTGTTCCGGACCATCAACTCTCAGCAGGCTGGTTCGCTGATCTTTGACAGCGTGACCCTTGCCAATAGCGTCCTAGAGGATGCGACGGTACTTCTGCGCGCTATGGGTGGTGCGTCCGCTGATGCTGCCAAGGATGCGGGAACGCTGGCTGCGATGCAGGGCGGGGTCGCGACCTTCTTCGAGACGGTGGCCGTTATGGCTGCTGAAACGCTATACGTCTTGCGTCAAACCGGTGATACGTTGGGCGGTTTGGCTGCGGGATACGCAGCGTTTTTCTCCTTTGACTTCGATGCTGTGCGTGCCATCGGCGCCGCGATGAAGGAAAACGGCGAAGCCGCCCGTAGGGAGCTCGACGCCACGACCTCGCGGATCATGAACGCCCGTAAAGAGCAGGCGCTTTATGACAGCTATGCCACGCGCAACGCGTCTGCGGCGACAGACCCGCGTCGTGTTGATTTGGGTGGAAAGCCGTCCAAGCCTACCGTTGATAAACCTACGGACACCAAGGGGCTCAAGGCCGCCGAAAACTCATACAAATCACTGCAAAAGAGTGTCGACGATTATGTGGCCTCCTTGAAGCTCGAGGCCGAGCAGGGCGGCAAGCTGTCGACGGCGCAGAAACTGCAGATCCAGCTTGACGGCTTGCTGTCGGGGAGTAAGGCGAAGGTCAGCGCGGCCACGATCACGGGTATCAAGGATTCGCTGGCGAAGGCTAAGAAGCTGGAGGATGAGGCTGCAGCGGCAAAGCGTGCCGTTGCCGCCTACCAAGAGTACTTGGTTTTGCAGGATGAGCTGAACGCTGATTACGTGGCGCAAAGCCAGGCTCGCGAACAGGGGCGCATGCGTGTTGACGAATACAACACGGGCATTCGCGAAAGCGGCGAGTTGCTGCAGCTTGAGCTTTCGATGATGGGGCAATCGGAGCAGGCGCGTGGAATTGCCATCGAGCAGTACCGTATCGAACTGGAGTTGAAGAAGCAGATCGCTGCAGTCAACGCCAATACTGGTTTTGATCAGCCCCAGCGCGACGAGATGATTGCCAGCCTGCGTGCAGGTGCTGCGATCGCCACGGCACAGGCCTCTAGCAAGGTGTTCTTGGATGGGTGGAAATCGTCGGTTTCCAAATACGACGATATCTTCAGCCAAGGCTTTGCCGACATGCTCAACAACGGAAAAGCCGGCTGGAAGAGCTTTAGCAAATCGCTGGTGACAACGTTCAAGACGAGCGTTGCCGATCAGCTTTACAAAATGTTCTTGCAGCCATTCGTGGTGAATGTGGTTGGCAATCTGATGGGGGCGAACTCAGGCCTTGGGACGGGCACGAGCTCGAACGCTTCCAGCGGCGGTATTCCTGGCGGCGGACTGACCGACTGGAGCACCTGGGGCAGCAAGGCCAGCGGTTGGGCATCTGATGCCAGTTTCAAGTTGGTGACGAATGGCTGGGAGGGCATGGGCACGTCGATGCTGGACCTGAGTCGCACCATCACCAGTGTCGACACATACCTCAAAGACATCCCCGGTATGTCTGGCGGCATCGGGTCTGCCGCGGGCTACCTTGGCGCGCTGTATTCCTTGTCGCAAGGAAAGGTCGGCTCTGCTGCGGGCGCTGCAATCGGAACCTACATCTTCCCCGGTATCGGGACGATGATTGGCAGCGCGCTGGGTGGTCTGCTGGATGGCTTGGACGACTCTGGCACACAGCACAAGGGTGCGGGCGCGGTCTATAGCCTGGCGACGGGCGTGCAGTCGGGCGCGGGGATCTACAACCAGGCCACCTTCGGCATGGGCCATCGCGATGAGTACAACGCGGAGATGCAAGCCGGCATCAGCGGCATTGCGCAAGGCCTGGGCCAGACACTTGACGCCTTTGCGGTCTCCTTCGGCAAGACTGCGGGCTACAGCGTGGCCACAGCCTTTGCAGACGACTCTAGCAAGGACGGATCTTGGGGCTCGCTCAAGATTGCTGATGAGCTGGGCCAGGTGCTCATCAACTGGGACGACTCGCGCGCGAGCAAGTGGGCGCCGCGGGAGTTCGCAGACGGCGAGGCCGGCAACAAGGAGTACCTGAATGCGATAGCCACGGATGTGAAAAACGTGTTCTTGGACATGGATCTGCCGGGCTGGGCCGATCAGATTCTGGCGACTGCGAAAGACATTGACACGCTGAATGCAGCGCTGCAGCAGATCGCAACAGTGAAAACCGTGTTCGAGGGCCTGGGCAAAACGATGGGTATGTTTGCAGGCCTCTCTGGGGAGTTGCAGACCCGGTTGTTGGTTGCTTCGGGCAGCATCGAAGCGCTTGCCAGCAATGCTGCCGCATTCAACGAGCGGTTCTACACCGAAGGCGAGCGGGCGCAGACGCAACGCGAGTTGCAGATGCAATCCCTTGCTGATATGGGCCTGTACATCGATCCCTATCAAGGAGATGCTGCAAAGCAGATGTTCCGCCTGACGGTTGAGGAGGCGATGAAATCGGGCCAGATGGAGCTGGCCGCGAAGCTCATGGCAATGTCGGCCTCGTTTGGTCCGATCGCCGACTATGGTCAAAAGGTGTTTGACGACCTCGAGGAGGCAGCAAAAAATGCCGCCGAGACGGCCAAACAGGCAGCCGCTGATGCGCTTGCAGCGATGGCAGGACTTGCCAAGGGATTTGCTGGACAAATGACTGCTGCGCACACCGCCATGGACGCAGCAGGAGCTTTGTGGGATCGAATCGATGCCGCACAGGGAGGCAGCGGGACCGGATATGCCCGCATCCGCGAGCAGCGCCTGTGGGATGCCATGGTGCAGGCCGACTACAAGCAGCAGATTGAGCTTGCGGGTCAGCTGACTGATATGGTGCTGAGCCGCCATCAGCTCGAGCAGGCCAATGCAGAGAAACTGCTGGACTTTGGCAAATCGCTGCGCAGCTACGTCGACGGTTTGAAAATCGGCGCCTTGTCGCCGTTGACCATGGGCGAGAAGCTTGCCGAGGCCGCGCGGCAGTACGCCGACACGCTGGCAAAGGCCCAGCACGGCGATGCAACCGCCATGGGCGCGCTGCAAGGTGCCTCGACCAGTTACCTGGACTTGGCCCGGCAGTATTTCGCGTCCAGCGGCGACTACACAAAAATTTTCAACAGCGTCACAGGCTCGCTCGATGCGCTGGGATTGTCTTCGCAGACGGAGGCTCAGCAGCAGCTGAGTGTGTCTTCGCAGAGCCTTGCGCAGCTCCAGCAGTTGCAGGGGATTTTGTGGGACGCGTATGGCCAGGCCGAGTCGGAGTTTGCCGTCGAAAAGGACCTGCTCCAGCGACAGGTGGACGAGATGCTGCGCACCGCGGACGGTATCGAGGCAGTGCGGGAATTGCTCGGTGGCATGCCCGCTGAACTGGCAACGCTGCTAAACGCCGGCGCGGCCGCAGGCACTGGCAGCTTTGCGACGCTTGCTCAAAGCTACGTGTCGCTGCTGGGTGGTGCAGGTGGCAGCTCGACGGACGCGCGCTACGTCGCTTCAGCGATGGGGAACATTGAAACCGCGAATTGGAAGGCGGAACTCAGCGGCGCAATGGGGCTGCTCATGGACCCGGCTGCGCGTGCGGAGATGCAGAAGATCTTTGACGCCGTGGCGCGCATGAAAGGCATCGACGGCTCGCATGCTGATGGCCTGGGCTATGTGCCTTTCAATGGCTACATCGCAGAACTCCATCAAGGAGAGCGCGTTCTTACGGCTCAGGAAAACCGTGAGTACACGCCAGATTGGTCGAGCTATGGCCGGGGTGATGGCATGTTTGCAATGGCTTCTGCGATCAAGGCGCTGAGTGAGGAGGTCTCAGAGCTGAAGGCGTCCGGCGAGCGGAACGCGCAAATGTTGGCTCGCGCCAATGCGCAATCCAGCGACGCCAACGCCGAGCGCGTGGTGAATGGTTTCAGCCGAGCATCCGGGCGCGCGGAATGGGGCAAGTCACTCAGCGAAGGAGCAAAGCCTAGATGACAGATGCTGAATACCAGGCATGGCTAGTCCGGGACGGCTATCGCGTGGCGCTGATCGAGGTGGATACCGATGTTCCTCGGTATCTCTCGACCGTGCCTTACACGACGCTGCCCACTGACATGCCGGCCAACCGAATGCATCTGCCCTGCGTTGCGGGTGGCTTCGCATTCAGCGAGCGCTTGAGCCTAGACGGCAATCCCGCGATCAGCGCGGGTGACATCGAGCTGCATAACGAAGACGGCGCGCTCGATGCGTGGTTGTCTGATGTGTGGGTCAATCGGGCGATCCGGGTCTACATCGGGGATGTGTCCTGGCCGCGCGCCGATTTCCGCCTCGAGTTCTCGGGCGTGGTGGCCGACCTGGGCAGCAGTACGGCCGGCAGGCTGAACATCGTGTTGCGCAACAAGCTCGAGCGGCTCAATACGCCAGTGGCAGAGGCAGTGCTTGGCGGCACGACGACCAACAAGGACCGGCTGCTGCCGGTGCTGCTGGGCGAGTGCCACAACGTCGAGCCGCTTCTGATCGACCCGACAAACCATACATACCAGCTGCACAACGGCGCAATCGAGCGGCTGATCGAGGTGCGGGACAACGGGGTTCCAGTGGCGTTCGTTGACCTTGGCGGCGGTCGGTTCCGCTTGCTGGCGACGCCGGCCGGCACCATTACTGTGAGCGCGCAGGGGCGCACGCCGTACCAGAACACGGCGGGCAACCTGGTGCGCACGCTGGCCACGGCCTACGGCACGCCCAGCGAGCGGCTCACGCCGGCCGATCTGGACACCGCGAGCCTCGACGCGTTCAACGTGCTGAACCAGCATGTGTTGGGTGTGAGCTTGCCGGACCGGGCCAACGTGCTGCAGTGCTGCCAGCAGATCGCGGCCAGCGTCGGCGCCCAGGTGGTCATGAGTCGCCAGGGGGTGCTGCGGCTGGTCAAGGTCGCGCTGCCAGGCGTGGGCGATCTTGTGGCCATTGGCCCGTCGGACTATGAGGCGGGGTCGCTGTCGATCAAGCAGCGCACTGATGTGGTCGCCGGCGTCAAGCTGGGCTACTGCCGCGCCTGGACGACGCAAACGAGCCTCGACACGGGCATACCGCCCGCGCACAAGGACCTGTTTGCACAGGAGTGGCTCACGGTCACTGCGCGTGACGCGGTGGTGGCCGCTGCGTACCGGTTGTATGCCGAGCCGGCCCAGGTCGACACGCTGCTGCAGCGGGCCGCCGACGCCCAGGCCGAAGCGGATCGCCGCTTGGCGATGTGGAAGGTGCCGCGCACGGTCTACAGCCTGCGCGGATATGCGCATCTGCTCACGCTTGAGCTGGGCCAGCCCGTCACGCTAACGGCGCCGCGCTGGGGCCTGGACGCTGGCAAGCAGGGCATTGTGATTGCGGTGCAACGCGACTGGATCGCCGGCCGCTGTGTGGTGGAGGTGCTCATCTGATGGCTGCGATTCAAAACGACCGGGATCTGCTGCTGCAGGCCGCATCGCCGCGCGTCGTGCCGTTCCCGATCCCCATCGACCGCATCGACGGCCTGCCGGAGGCGCTCAAGAGCTTGCGCATCAAAACGAGCGCCACCACTTTCATCGGATCGTCCGGGGCCACAAACCCTGCAACGATCACTCTGACCGCGGAGAAGCTGGGCGGCCTCGTTGGCGCTGTCGCATGGTCCGTCATCGCGGGCGCCGGCACGCTGACTCCGAGCGGTGACAGCTGCGCGGTGACGGGCTCAACCGTGACCGGCACAAGCATCACGATTCGGGCGCGCGTGACGCTGGGCGGGGTCAACTATGACGCGCAGATCTCGCTGTCGAAGCTGGGCTCGCTGTCGGCGCAGGAGCAGATCAACCTGACGAATCAGGTGGTGGGGCAACTCGCCATGGGCAACGTCACTGGCTACGGCGCGTTGGCATTGCTGAACCAGGTGAACCTAAACACCCAGACTATCGGCGCGCTCAACGGAGCCACCCAGGTGACGAACCTTGGCGCGCTGGCGTATGTGAACGCGCTGGCCGCAAATCAGATCGGTGCGGGAACGCTCGCGGCCGGGGTTATCTATGCCGGAACGGTGAATGTCGAAAACCTTGTCGGCACGATGATTACCGGAAAATCGCTGCAAGGCGCTGACTTGATCTATATCGGTGGTGTGAATGCTTTTGCGCCAGTTGTCATGCAAAGAATCAGCAATGACGAAGCGCGAGTGAACATTCGAGGGTATTTCGATGTTTCGCGCACAGATAGTCTTTCGCGCTTTGAAATAAGTTCGGCGGGGAATCTGCAGCACGGGAGAATATCTACGGGCGTAACTGCCGAGTTTCTTGGTTCATCGTTCACTATCCGAAATGTGAGTATTAATTACCCCACATTTCAGACAAGCGCGGCGGCTGGGGTAATTCTTCGCCATGACAACATTCGACTTCAAAACGCCGCTGGTGCGAATCTTATTGAGGCCATCACCGCCCGAGTATCTGTCAATACTTCATATTTCAATCTGAGAAATAGCGGTGGTTTTTCTGGTGGGTTGCATGGCGACATAGTTTTCAGTGGAAGCGCTGTCGGAGTAAATATCAACGGAACGTGGCGAAAGTTCGTCATGGAAGCAGTTTAAAGGGATTAAAAATGCCTAGAATTACCGAAATTGCAAACGTCGCAATTCAATTGCCGAGCAAGATTCAGCCTCAACAATTCGGGGCAGTGCTTCTTTTTTCGCAGTTCACGGTGCTGGTTGACGCCGAGGGAAAGGCCACGACCACGCCAGCGTTCAGCCCTATCCCTGCAGACGGTGACGATGTGTCGGAGGAGTTGCTCCAGGCCATTAATCAGCAATTGCAGAAAATTGGCTTGTTTATGGGGCGCGTTGGATCATCCGCAACGATCCCGGTCCAGGCGACTGCCGAGGGCTAAGAATGTCCATCGACAAGACCATGCGCATCGTCAGCGATAACGCTGCTGACCGGGCAACCATCACTGCTGCGAACGCTGCTGCGGGCGCCGGCACGGAGAACCTGAAGACCGACATCAAGGGGCAGGTTTGCCGGGTGCTGGCCGACACAGCGCAGATCGTTCTGACCTGGCCGCAGGCAACCTCTGTTGGCGCAATCGTTTTGCCCGTGAGCAGCCTTGGCCCGAGCAGCAAGATTCGCGTGCAGGTGTTCGAGGATGAGGCGGGGACGATCCTGCAGGAAGACACGGGCGAGAAGTGGGCAGCGCCTGGCGCGATCATGGCGAACTGGGGATTCACGCAGCCGCTCAACGTCAACCAGTTTGCGTTCTCGCTACCGCCCACGACCGCGGTCTACCTGTCGCAGCACTCAGCGGGGCGCCGCGTGGTCATCACGCTGAGCGACCCTGGCGCCACGTTCATCGACATTGCGCGGCTTGTCGTCGGTCCCTACATGTCGCCCCGCTACAACCCATCCTACGGGCAGACGGACGGCATCGTGGACCTGTCTACCAACAGCCGGGCCGCGTCGGGCGACCTGAAAACGGACTTCGGCCCCAAGGCCAAGAGCCTGACTTTCAGTCTTGACTTCATCGACAACGCCGACCGCGCGCTGGTGTGCCAGGTGCTCGAGATGGGTGTCGGTCGCTTCTTGTTTGTGAGCCTGGTGCCGGAGTCGTCAGACCCTGTGCTGGAGCGCGACAAGTCCATTTATGGGAAGTTGTCCCAGCTTCAGGGCATGCGCTGGGCATCCTTTGCGCAGCACGCTGCGGAATTCAATATCGAAGGTTTCTGATGGCCACTACAAACCCTTTCTATGACGGGCAGCCCGGCCCGGAAATTCGGGCGGCGCTAAATCAACTGGTCTCGCTCTGGACTGCCGCTATGGCCAACATCATCAAGGGCGATAACGGCTGGTCGCCGCTGCTGCGCATAGTGGCCGACGGCGACCGCGTGGTAATGCAGCTCTATGACTGGACAGGCGGGCAAGGCGCAAAGCCAGCGCAGACCGGCTATGTCGGGACAGCAGGTCTTGTTGTAAACATTGCCCAGGCAACGGATCTGCGCGGGCCAACGGGCTTGCAGGGCTCCATCGAGCAGGTTGGTCCGGGCCCCGACCAAGTGCCTGCGGGCTTGTTTCTCGGGGCGCTTGCGTACATGGAGCGTCTCGGCGTGCTCACCCCTATGCAGCACCAGCCCGCTGAGAAGCGTTCCGTGTGGACCGAATTTGTCAACGATACGACGCTCAAGCTGTGCATGCGCGGCGATGACGGCGCTGTGCGCTCTACCACCTGGACCTTGACCTGACATGGCATCACTTCCCAACTTCCCGGCGATCCGGCCCAGCCTGTTGCTGGACTTCGCGAGCAGCCGCCGCCTCGACCCTCGCGTGTCGCTCGTGCGCACGACCACGGGCACGATCATCAACGCTGCAGGCCAGCTGGAGGTAATGCCAGCGAACACGCCGCGCATTGACTTCGACCCTGTGACGGGGCGGTGCTTGGGCTTGCAGGTTGAGGAGCAGCGCACCAACTTGCTGACCCATCCAAATAATTTTACAGACGCCTCGTGGACAAAGATAAGGGCGTCTGTGACCCCAGCCAATGATGGGTGGTATCGCCTAACCGAGGACGCTTCACCAGCTGCCTCGCACACAGTCGCTAAGCTAGTTGCCGCAGCATCATCCACTACGTACACATGGTCAGTTGATGTCAAAGCAGGGGAAAGAAAGTTTGCACGCGTTGAGTGGGGAACCTTCGCCAACCAAGAGGCGCCGTTTTCTTTGCTGATCAACCTGGAAACTGGAGTTGTTTCTAACGGTGTAGCCGGAAGATTCACCATCGCTAAACTGAATGAAGGGTGGAGAGTCTCAATTACGACAACCACCAAGGCTGGTATCTCATCGGGTATCAGCGCTACCGTGTACCCATGCAGTAGCACAGGCGCAGCAACATATGACGGCGACGGTGTTTCCGGGATTTATTTTCGGTACGGCCAGGCAGAGGTCGGAGCGTCCCCCACTTCCTACATCCCAGGGACGACCGCACAAGTAACTCGTGCGGCTGATTTATGCACTTTCCCCGATTTTTCTTGGTCGGACTGGTCGAGGGGAATATCCATATTTGCTGAATACCAAGTTCCTCAAAATCTTCCAGCTGACGCTACCTTGGTAGCATTTAGCAATGGGGCAGCGCAAGTAGAACAAATCGATATGAGATTTGTAGCTTCCGGTGTTGCTACAAGAACTCGTACAGGTTCTGTTACTAAGGCTAGTACCATCCATACTAATGTCTTGCCTGGACAGATTGGACGTACTGCCATTTCTGTAAAGAATGGAGGTTTTGTTTCAGCAACTAACGGGTCAGTCTACGAAGTTGCGGCAGAGTTTATTCCTGGTGCTTTGCTAGACAGGATATCGCTGGGATACCGTGCTATTAATAACAATCCGCTAAACTCGCACCTCTTAAAAGTTGCTGTATATCCTTCGGCATTGACTGCGGCGCAACTGCAAAGGCTCACCGCATGAAAACACTCTTTCTGCATTTCGCCAATGAGCCCCAGGCCACTGCAGTGCTCGCGCCGCATGTCGACGCCGGCCTGGTCGTCGACGTTGTGGGCAAGATCCACGCGCCCACGGGCGTGCTGCTTGATACCCCGGATGGCCCAGCGCCGGAAATGGCGCCGCTGCCCGGCTGGTTCATCAACGTGCTGGCCGCCGAGCTGCCCGAGGATCTGGCGCTTTACGAGGTCTTCCCGGAAACGCCGGCGCGCATCTTCGCCATCGAGCTCGAGCCGCTGCGCGTGCCGCAAGAGGTGAGCATGGCCCAGTGCCGCCTGGCGCTCCACGATCTGCACGGCATCGACCTCGAGGCCGACGAGGAGTTTTTCGCTCTGGCCGATCTGCTGCCCGAGGACCAGCGCGCCCGCGCCCGGTTCGAGCTGCGCACGCGCACTACCGTGGAGCTGGGCAACCCGCTGGTCGATGCGATTTGCGCGGCCAATGACTGGGACAAGCAAGCGCTGTTTATCCATGCGGGAGGGCGATGAAATGGACCTGACACCATTGCTGCATGCAGCGCTGGCCATGGCCTGCCAGGCGGCGCTTGGCCTGGTGCTGGGCGACTGGATCAGCGGCGCGGCGCTAGCCTGCTGCTGGTTCATCGCGCGCGAGCACACCCAGGCCGAATACCGCTGGATCGCCGAGTTCGGGGTGGGCAAGCGCGCAAACATGCCCTGGTGGGGCGGGTTCGATCCGCGGGCGTGGCCTGTGGCGTCCGCCTTGGACTGGGCCGTCCCTGTCGTGGCCTGCGCCGCGCTGTGGTTTGTTCTGAAAGGATTTTGAAATGGGGGCAAATCATCTCGATCCGGTGTCGGTGGCCATCGCCCTGGCCGGTGTGCTGTTCGGCCCGGCGCTGGCCGGCGTCATCGGCCCTTACGCCGTGATCCTCATCAGCTGCACTGTGGGCGCGGGCTGGGCGCTGGGCCGGCGCGACCCTGCGGCACGGCTGTCGGCGGCGTGGTACTTCCTGCGACTCAATGCCACGGCGGTCGTCGTGACCGTGAGCCTTGCCCAGCTGGCGGGGCGGTGGCTGGGTGGTGATGACCACGCTTGGCTATTGGCGCCGATCGCGCTGGTGGTTGGAGGCGTGGGCGACGACTGGCCCAGCTTGGGGCGATGGCTGCTACAGCACGCTGGCCGAATTCTGGAGCGCCGCGCGGGCGGCGATGGAGGTCCGACATGACATGGCAAGCCCATCAACTGCTGGCTGTGCTGAACCTCGTCATTTGCGCGGGCATCGCCTGGGCCTGCATCTGCCGGCTCAATTCCGAGATCTGCCGCCGCCACCGTGCGGCGCGCGCCAAGTATTCGCTGCTGCTGGCCGGTGCGCTGGCTAGCGGCATGCAGCCGGCGCTCTGGGGCTCCTGGCCTACGGTGGGCGGTGTGCTGCTTGCCGGCTGCGTGCTGGCGGGAATGGCGATCAACGTGGTGCGCTGGTATGGGCGCACGCATCCCTTGCGTAGGAAAGAAGACCAATGACATTTGACCAAGCATTCGACCGCCTGATCGGCCATGAAGGCAAGTTCACCGACAACCCTAAAGATGACGGCAACTGGACGGGTGGCAAGCAAGGCCGCGGCGAGCTCAAAGGCACCAAGTACGGCATTGCCGCCAAAAGTTATCCGCATCTGGACATCAAGAGTCTGACTCTGGACGAAGCCAAAGCGATCTACTTGGAAGACTTCTGGGACGTGATCGGCCAGGCCCACGGCGCTGTCAAGTTTCAGCTGTTCGACGCCGCCGTGAATCACGGCCGCGGCAACGCGGTGCGGATCTTGCAGCGCGCGGTGCGTGCGGCCGATGATGGCGCCTGGGGCCCGCTCTCGCAGGCTGCGCTCAATCGCATGGAGACGATCAGCGGGCACAACGACGTGCTGCTGCGCTTCCTGGCCTACAGGTTTAAGTTCTGGGCCAGCCTGCAAAAGTTCGACGCCTTTGGCCGTGGCTGGACGAATCGCGGCGCGGATAACTTGCTGTTCGCAGCGGAGGACAACTGATGCTCGCTCAAATCAAAGCCTACGCTTGGCAACTGCTGGCCGTGCTGCTGCTGGTCAGCGTGGTTGGCAATGCCGCATTGGGTCGGGCCTATTTGGGTCAACGTGACGCATCGACTGCTGCGCGTACCTCGATCACCGGCGTGGAGCGTGAGCGCGACGGAGCGCGCAGCGCGGCGCAGGTCTGCAGCGATGGTGTGGAGGGGCTGGAAACTGCGGCAGCGCAGCGGCAGGCCCAGGCCGAGCCAGCCCGCGCTGCGGCGGCAGCGCAGGCTCAGGCGCTGAACCAGCGCGCCGACTACACGCTATCCACGGCGCCGGCCACGCCTGGCGATGCGTGCGCGAGCGTGCAGGCCCTGGGGTCGGCCTGGTTGAAGGGGAGGGCTAAGCCATGACGCGCGCCGCACTGCTGCTGTGCGCGCTGAGCCTGGCGGGCTGCGCCACCGCGCCGCGCGTCGACATCCAGACCGTCAAGGTGCCCGTGCCGGTGGCGTGCCGCGAGGCAACCCCAGACAGGCCGAGCATGCCGACCGAGGCTCTGGCCGAAGACGCGGATCCGTTCGACCTGCTGCGCGCGTCCCTGGCCGAGATCGATCGGCGCGAGGGCTATGAGGTGAAGCTGGTCGCAGCCCTGGAAAACTGCAAGCGCCCGATCATCTCGCCCCGGGATAACGGGGTTGATTGATTCCTGGAAATGGTGTGCACTCGCTCCATGTGCAATAGATACGTCTCCCCCACGGAAGCCGACATCGAGAGGTTTTGGCATATAGGCCGCGCGAACCAGCCGCAGTGGTGGCGTGAGCAGCCTGTGGAGATATTCCCTAGAGCGCAAGGCCCGTTCATCCGCCGCGCGATTGACGACCCTGGCTATAGCCGCGAAGGTGCAGCGGGCCGTTGGGGGCTGGTGGCGGGCGAGTGGAGCCTGAAATACGCTACGAACAATGCGCGTAGTGAAGAACTCGCAAGCAAGGCGAGTTTCAAGGGATCTTGGGCAAAGGGGCAGCGCTGCATCATCCCAGCCGTCTCATTCGATGAGCCGAATTGGGAGTCGGGGCGTAATCAATGGTGGAGGTTCGCCCGGGCTGATGGCGAGCCGTGGGGGCTCGCGGGGCTTTGGAACCGGTGGGCCGATCCGAAGACCGGCGAGATTGTCGAGTCGTACACCATGCTGACGATCAACGCTGACGCACACCCCTTGATGGGGCGTATGCACAAGCCTGATCCGAAGCTTGCCGCGGACCAACAGGACAAGCGGAGCGTGATCGCAATTGAACGCGAAGACGTTGACCAATGGCTTGCGGGCACCATTGCAGGGGCGTCCGCGTTGCTGCGCCTTACGCCCACAAAGCTATTTGATGCAGGGCCGTTGAAGGTTCCATAA